TACAATGTTATAAATAGACAGAGAAAAGCCCAGGCTGCGCGCCTGGGCTTTGTTGTTTCGTTCGTGCCGTACCGCTAAAGCGGTACAAAAATGCAGGGCAAAGTTTGTGCAGCTTGCCTATTGAAAGTGTACCGCTAAAGCGGTACAATATAATCACCGAAAGGCAAACAAGCCACACAAAAAGGAGAACAGGATCATGGATGAAATCAGAGACGCGATCTACCAGGCAACGGGCGTTTACGTTGACGGCGCAGCCGTTGCGGATGAGATTAGAGAGGCTATCAGCAGCAGCGGCGCGGAGCCTGGCCGCCAGTGGATCACCGGGCAGGACGACGTGATGGCGCGCTGGGAGTTTTTCGTTGACTATTCCCGCGACGATGAGTTGGACGAGGACGGCGATCTGATTCAGTCCGACGAAACAATCCGACTGCTTGAAATTTCCATTTTGCCGCGCTGCGCATCCACCAGCTTTGCAAAGGCCGGTCTGCCGCTGAACAAGGAGTTCTACGTCTCCCTCGATGTTGAGATTTAAAAGAGGTGCGCCGCATGGGAAAATCCGAAATAAAGGCCGCCCGTGAGCGTGCGGGCTACTCCGTCCGCGTCTTTTCAGAACTCGCCGGGTGCTCCCCCTCAACGCTTCAAGATATTGAAAACGGCAGGAAAGTCCCCCGCGTCGACACCCTCCGCAGGATTGCGGACGCTCTGGGCTGCACAATGGACAGTTTGTGGCCCTCTGCGAAAAGTAAAGAATGAGAAAAGCCCAGGCGCGCAGCCTGGGCTTTGTTGTTTATGCTTCGCCGTACTTCGTTACGGCGGGGTCGTCCGCAATGTAGAGGCCGGACAGCAGCCTAAACCACGGCTGGCCGTCCATGCCCTGGACGCGGGCCTCCACTTCCAGCCGCTTGCCGCTCTCGATCAGCTGGGCCACGTTGTCGGCTTTCTTTTCTGGAGTGCGCCGCAGATTGGTATAGCCGTGGTGAATCGTCACGACGTAGCCGTGGAGCGGTTCGCCCTCCTGCACGGGCTGTGCCGCGCTCTGGGCGGCGTTTTCTGCCTCGGCGTCCTCGGTATCGCCTGCGGCGTTCTCGGCGTCCTGGGCCTGTTTCTGGGCCAGCAGCGCGTCGGCGGTTTCGCCGTCTACGGTATGGGCCGCGATCTCCGCGTCCAGGGCGGCGACGATCTGCGCCTTGCTGGCCGTCTTTTTGACTTCGACGCCCAGCTGCGCGGCGATCTCCAGCAGTTTCTCTTTGCTGTCCTCCGCGCTATACTCCGGCACGGCCTCGACGCCCTCCGGCAGCTGTGCGGCCAGGTCGTCGGCGTCCACGTTCTTACCAGCCAGGCGCGCGGCCACGGCGGCCTGGATCAGATCGTTTTCTTTCTTGGCTGCCACGGTTTAGTCCTCCTTTTCGGTGTCAGTGAGGTTGGCGGCGGGGTTCTTTGCTTCGATTAGTTTCTGGGTGACGGCCAGGCCCTTTACCAAAAAGTCCGGCACATCGTAGCCCATTTCCACCAGGTTCTCCAAAATGCTGCGGGCCTCATTGACGATCAGAGAGGCCAGCACCCACCAGCCCAGCAGCAGGAGCCAATCCAGCTGCAAGCCCAGCATATCGACGCAGAGGGCCTGGAGGCAGCCCGCCAGCTCAAAGGCCACGGCCACAACGGCCCAGTAGCCCAGCTTTTTGAGCGCGCCCTTTAAGCCCACCTTGGAGCTTTCGACGCCCTGCTTGTTGGCCTTGTACCAGCCCGTGAGCCAGTCCACGACGTTGAGGGCCAGGAACGCCGCGAACAAATACCAGTGTTCGCCCAGGATCGCGGCGGCGATAGTCACAGCTGCGCCCACGAAAAGGTTATAGTAGTCGATGATCCGCTTTGCCATTGTCTTGTCCTCCTTTTATTCGACGGCCTGGCAGCTGTACAGACTTTCCAGCGCCAGGCGCTGCACGACGGGCAGCAGGGCCGTTTCGATAGGTTTCTTGTCGCCGCTGGTTACAGGCCCCAGGCTAAACTGGTAACGGTTGGCCGTGGGCGTTGCCGGGGTCTGGGCGGTGTCGGTGGTGGCCTGTTTCGCGTATCCGTTGAGGCCCGCCTGGCGCATGATTGCCGGGTAGTCCTTGTAGGACACATCACAGTCCAGGCTGTTGCCAAAGCCCGCGATTTTCAGCGCGTTTTTGCTGCTGTACTGCCACAGGCCGTTCTGTACTGCGGTGGTGTCGGTGGCCGTGTAGGCTGCTTCCCACTTATCAAAGCCAGACAGTGCGGACAGGTTGGTGTAGTTGAGGAAAAAGTCCCGGCTGCAATAGACGGCGGCATAGTAGCCCGCAGCCTCCAGAACTTCCAGCGCGGCCTGGATGATTGCCGTGTTGGTTGCCTTTCCGCAGCTCTTGTTAAACGGTTCATATTCCACATCGTAGTAGATCGGGTAGTCCCACTTGTGGCCCGCCAGCATTTTGACGACCTGCTGCGCTGTCAGACGGGCTGCAGCGGCGCTCTTGTCGTAGCAGTAGAAATATACGCCCATCGGGACGCCGTACTTCTCGCAGCCCTGGACATTCGCCAGGAACCGTCCGTCCGTGTACAGTCCGCCCTTGCCGTGTCGTGCGGAATATCCCACGCGCAGCAGGGCAAAGCCCGGATTGCTGCCGCCGTTCACGCGGCGCAGTTCGCTGGCTGTGCGCTGCCAGTTGATCGCCCCTTGGTGGTGGGACACGTCAATGCCGTAAATTTTCATTTATGCCTCCTGTGCTTCCTGCTTTGCTTCCTGGGTCGGGCGCGGTTTCCCGGTGATTTTCTGGGCCTGGGCCTCGGTGATCCGGCCCGCGTCGGCCATCTGCCAGACTTGGGCCTCGGTGATCGCGTGCAGCCGATACTGCATTTTGATAAATTTATACATCGTCGTCACCTCCGCCCAGGAGCATATCGACCATTGCGGCCTCCAGGGCCACCAGGCGCTCGTGGTCACTGGGCTGATCGGGGCTTGCTTCCGGCCAGTTCTCGCCCACGGCCCAGTAGTCGTCGAAGCGCTCCTGCACGATCTCCGGGGTCAGTTTCTCGCCGTGGCGGGCGTAGACTTCCTCGCACTCCCACTGGGTCATGGCCTCGCCGTCGGTGGTGTCCGCGATCTGCTTCTCCACGATGTTGCGGCGCAGCCACACGTCAGAGGCCCCGGTTGGGAGTACGCAGACGGTTACGGCGTCCGGCTTCTCACTGAAATATGCGGTCTGTTTCATGCTGCTTTTAACTCCTTTCTTTGCTGTGCGGTCTTTCTGTCCACATAGCTAACTGATTTTTGCGCGGCTTTGCAGATCGTCCAGGCGTCGAGCCGCCGTGTGGCTGTCCTGGTGTTTGTGTGTTTGAAATAGCCCTTGTAGCTGCTTATCTTGCGGGCGCGCCAGTGTGGTATGTAGCCCAGTGTTTGCAGATTTCGGGCTGCGCGCAGGAATTGCCGCCGGATTCTGCGGTATATACGGCGGCGGATTCTTGTACCCTTATATCCTACCACAAAGCCCATTATATCGACGGCCCCGGCCTTTAGGTCTATCTGTCCCCAGTCCGGCTTTATTGTGATCCCCAGGTTTTCCGCCGCCCAGATCGTGGCCTGTTTCATGGCCTTGTCCATGTCGGCGCTGCGCGTTCCGATTATCACAAAATCGTCCATATAAAACAGGCAATGCCGGACGACGCGCTGGCGCTGCGCTGTGCCGTTGCGCTTGCGCCGGACTTTCTCCAGGCTCTCCAGGTAGCGGCAGAGGTAGGACAGCGCATAGTTACATAGCCATTGCGACAGGTAGGAGCCTATCGCCAGCCCGGTTGTGACTTCCTTGTGTGTCTCCAGTAGAGCGCCCACAAACCACAGCAGGGTTTTATTTTTGTGCGCGTCGCGCTGCAATAGCTCCATGACCTTAGCCGGGGACAGGCTGGCGTAGCACTTCTTTATGTCACCCTTGCGGACGTGGCGCGCCTGTTTGTCTCGTCTTATCCATTTCTCCAGGTGGCGTTTGCCGTAGCCTTGACCCCGGCCCGGTATGCTGGCACATTGAAACGGCCCGATTTTGGCGTGGAATAGTTCGCGCAGCGCGCCCACGGCCACATAGTCCATGCACTGCTGCATGGCCGTGGCCTGGCATAGATCGCGCAGTTTGCCGCTTAGACCGTCGCGGCGCTGAAATGTACGCAGCGGGCGCAGAGCCAGACGCCGCGCTCTGATCCGGCGCGCGATCTCCGCAGCGACGCCAGCTGTTGCCGGGATCAGCCTGTTATAGTCCTGGGCTTTTGCGTCGGCCAGTACCTGTTCCTTTGTCATGCCGCCGTAACGGATCAGCAAATTTATAAAGCCGTTTTCTTTCCACCTCCCACTGAAACATTCAAATACAAAGTTTTCTATCTGCTTGGGGTCGGATATATCAATCTTTTTGCAATACGTTTTCGTACTTCGGCCCCCTTGTCTGCTTTTGGTTGAGCGCAAGAACTTTCGGTTTTGGCTCTCCGCCTATTCTACTAGCCCCCGGCGCGGTCTTTCCGCGTCGCAGGGCCGCCCGTGTTTTTCCTCACGGTTGGCCCCGTGCTGGTTCCACTCAATTTTTGCGGATTTTTTCCGCATGGTTCATGCTGCCATAGCGGCAGCACAGGCCCGGCTGTTCGCCGGGCGCGGTGTACAACGCAATATAAAAAATATTTAACCAAATGCGCCACACAGGCCGTTCCAATTCGCGTTGCCCGTCCAATTGTTCGCGTTACCGCCCGACAGGCCACAATTGCCCCAGTTATTCAAATTAGCCCAGGCCCACCACGCATTGACGCGGGAGCCAGCCGCATTGACATAGACGGCAGCCCGGTGACACGCTGCACACCCCTAAGAGGGGACGCTGTCCCCTCTATGCCGGGTCAGGCCCCGGCATATTCACCCCTGTTTGCCCCGGAGCCACAAGCGCCACACAGGCCGTTCCAATACGCGCTGCCCGTCCAAAAGCTCGCGGAACCGCCCGACAGGCCACAAGCGCCCCAGCTATCCAAATTAGCCCAGGCCCACCACGCATCGACGCGGGAGCCAGCCGCACTGACAGAGACGGCAGCCCGGCAGCCGTTTGTAGAACTTGCGCCCGATCCGGCGTCCACGGGATACATATTGCCGTCTGTGTCGATCTCCACGTCTTTCTCGTACATCCACTGGCCCGTCTGGGTCGTGGGCATCGTCAGCACGATAGGAGAGCGCACAGCGTTGGCTGTAATGGAGGTAGCGATCTGCGCCGCCTGTCGGAAAAATACCAGCCTATGCGTGTAGGCGGTATCGGTCAGCACCTGCTCGGTCAGCTGGTCGGCGCTGATCGCATAGCCGCCCGGCTGGCACTCCAGCAGCTGGATAATAAAAGGCTCCTTGCCGGACGTGCAGCTGGTGGGGCTGCCGTCCGCGCCCTGCACATTGTCGCAGCTGCCGCTGTGCCAGGGCATGGTCGAAACAATGGTTTTGTCTTTCTCGGTGTCGAACGGCGTCGCCGTGTCCAGATTCAGTGCCTTGTAGGCCGTGCCGTCCACGGTCACATCCTCAATGCTCAAAACGCGCACCTTGTCGGCCTTGGCACGCATAGAGGCCACGCCGCGATCCGTGGAGGTTCCCGTCCCCACGTCACCGACGGACACAGTGCTGCCCACCAGGTAGGAGTCTGCCTGGGCGGCGGTCATAATAACGCGGGTCACGCCAGTTTCAGACACGGCGGCCTTGTACTGGTAGTTGTAGCCGCTGCACCCCTCCAGCGTGCCGGAGTTGCCTTTTTTGCCGTACTTGGCCCAGAACATACGCATACGGAACGCCAGATCGCAGCCGCAAATTCCGCAGTAGTCCGCGCCGCGTTTCTTCCACTCTGCGCGCTGGCCGTCCATGCTGATAAAGTTCACGACTGCCAGGCCGGACGCGCTGGTGAGCTTTCCGTCCGCGCCACGGCCCGCCATGTATTTAGCGTGGATCACGAACGGGCGGAGGCTGCCGTCTACCGCCACGCCCTCCGGCAGCGGCTTGTAGGCGTTTGCGTCTGCCAGGAAATAGGCGGGCGCAGCGCGGTAATAGTGATAATAATAATTATCGTCGGCAGTGTCGCACACCCAGCCTGTTTTCTGGGCGACGCCTACCATACCAAACTTGCCGGACAGCAGCGTCTCACGATCCACGCCGTTGACGCCCGCCACGGCCTTGACGACGGGTTCCTTGTTCTCGATCTCGTAGGCCACTTCTACGGCCCAGAACGCGCCGCGCGGGAAATAGGGGTCAACGGCTGCGGCGGTGTTCGTGCCGGGCTTTGCCGCGCCCAGGTCAGCGGACGCCTGTATAAGTTCGCCGTCCGGCGTGGCGCTGGTGGCGAACTTATACAGCTTTGTGCCGTAGGTGTTGTTGTCCCACAGCAGGGCAAACCAGCGGCGCACGATTGTGTCAATGTCTACGCCCTGTGCAATCAGCGCGGCGGCGTACTGCTGGAAAATTTCGGCGGTGTTTGTGCCGTCCAGGCGTGCGGCCCAGATCGCGTCCACCGCGCCGTCCGGCGTCCAGCTCTCTGCGGTTTTGGCCGCCGCCTCCGCCTTGACGCGCTCCTGGGCGGCCAGGGTGGCCTGTTGCTCTGTGGCAGTCTGATTGCCTGCTGCGGTCTGCTGGGCCTGTTCTGCGCCTTTCTGGGCGTTCTGGGCGGCGCTCTGGTTTGCTGCCGCCTGTTTCTGGGCTTTCTCCGCCGCTGCCTTAGAGGCTGCGGCATTGCTGGCGGCGGTTTCGGTCTGGCCTTTCAGCGTTTTGCAGTCCGCCAGGGTTTGCTCCAGCTCTGCCTGGTCGGCCAGGGCGGCCTCCGCCTTTTTTGTAGCCTCTGTGGCCTTGTTTGTGGCGTCCTGGGCGTTCTTGATCGCTGCCTGGGTGTTTGTCTCCCGCTTGCCCTCTGCTGTCTGGCGGGCCGTTTCCGCCTTTGCGCGGGAGGCTTCCGCACTTGCGCGGGAGGTTTCCGCGTTCTTCCTGGCGGTTTCGTTGCCGTCGCGGGATGTCTCCGCGTTCTGGCGCGCAGTCTCTGCGGCGGCGCGGTTCTGTTCAGCTTCAGCGCGGAGGCGTTCCGCCGTCGCGTATTCCTCCATGCTGGAGTTCAGCGTGGCCCACTTGGCGTCGAAAGCGGTCATTTCGTTGGAGGACAGGATCGCGTTTTCATTGCGATTGCTACGGCCCACTTTTACGGTAAAGGTGCAAGAGGTCAAAACCTGGCTGCTATCCTTTGCCCGGATTTCGACCTCGCAAACAACCTCGCCGGGCACGGCCAGCACCTGGTTTGTCAGCTCCACCAAAATGCGGTTGCCGTCGTCGATTTTGGCGGCGTTATACGCAAACTTTCCGTCTGGTTTCTGGAAATTTGCGATCAGATCAGCATCTGCGGGCGGCGCGTACTCCTTGCCATCCTCGACGATCAGCACGGAAACAAAGCGGGTGGCCTTGTCGCCCTGCTTAGCCTGTACAAGATAGTTTTTTCTCTCGGCCCCGGCGTCAATGTCAATTCGCGTAATAAGTACGGGCAGCTTTGCCATTTAGTCCTCCTGTTCCGTTGCGGCGTCCGGCTGATCCGCCGGGGCCTGGGTGTTCTGGGTTTCCTTTTCTGCTGCCAGCTCCTGCTGGAGCTGCTGCCGCTCTTTCTGTGTCTCCTGGGCCTCCCATTCCTGTACGGCGCGCAGTTCGTTCTCCAGTGTGGCGCGGACGATCACCGCCGGGCAGTTACTGGACAGGATCAAGTCGTGGATGTTCTGGCGCAGCGTCGCCGCTGCAAGGTTGATTCCAATTTTCATGTTGTTTTCCTCCTTTAAGTTCCGCGGTAGCTGCCGAAACCAGCCAGCACCCAGTAGCTGTTTCCATCAGTGCCACGCACGTTTACCCAGTCGCAATAAAGTGAGTTTTGGCCGTTGCACGGCTGGAGCTTGGAGCGGCGCATGTATAAGACATGGTTATAATCTTCCGGTAGTGTCAAGTCGCCGCCTATGCTCACGCCTCCGCCCAAATATGCGTTGCCGTTGCCCATTATGAAGGCTTTTTGGTTTGCGTCCTTGTCGAACAGAAATATGCCGCTGCCCTCATTTTGGCGTGCCTGGAGGACGATTGCCTCCTGGCCGCCAGGGCCGCACAGGTGCATATTTGCGTAGCCGCTGCCAGAAATAGTAGTAGTAAAATACAGATTTACGTCGCCGTTATATTTCAGTACCAGCGTGCCGTCTTTTATGCAAGCGTAGCCGCCGCTTTGCTCGTCGCCGGATTCAAACGCGCCCTTGGCTGTCACATTGCCGGAGGCGTCCAGCTTAAAGTTTGTGCTATTTATTACAATCGTGTTGCTGTTAAAGGTCAAGCGGCCAGTGCCTATTGTCACGCTGCTGGCGTCCATCGCAAACTTTGAACGTATGTTACCGCTTTGTACGGGCGTGGAGATTTTCAGCTTCCAGTCTCTCCACTGGATTTTGCCGTCCGTCTCCGCCTTTGTTGGTGTGATCTCGCACATCATGCCCAGGTTTGACAGTTCTTCGTCCAATAGCTCGTCGAAGTAGGTCTTTTCGTAGTAAATCCAGTCGGCGCTCACCTCGTCCAGTTTGAGCGCTGCGTTCTGGTTATAGTGCAGTGTTTGGGACGCTCCAGATTTATACGTCCACACTCCAGACAGACGCGCCGCGGCTGATTGAAAAGGCTTTATGACTTTGTAGTAGCCGGACAAGGTCAAGCACCTTCCGCGTGCCAGGTTCCACAGTGTCGTGTCGGCTATTTCCCGGGCGCTAAATACTGCTGTTTCGCTTGCCGAAAACGCCATAGTTAGCACGCCGCCAGATGCGGAAACGTGCGTTGTTCCTATGGTCTTGTCCTCAAAATTCTGGTATTGCAGGAGGTTGCGGCCAGACAGCTGCGCCGAAACTTCCAGCGTGATCTGTTCAGCGGTCTGGCTGATTGCGCTTTTCATTTCGTCGGTGGTGCTGTACTCGGTCAGCTTGCCGTCGGTGTAGTCCTGTGCCTCCTTTTTGGCTGCATCCGCCTTTTTCTTGGCATCCGCCGCCGCTGCCTTTTTTGCTGCCGCCTCTGCTGCGGCTGCCTTGGCCTGGGCGTCGGCTGCTGCGGCTTTTTCGGCGGCGGCCTGGGCCGCGTTTGCCTTTTCCTGGGCGTCTGCTGCCGCGTTCGTCTCAGCGTCCGCTGCGGCCTGTTTGGCCTTGTCGGCCTCTGCGGCGGCTGCGGCAGCGTCTGCGGCTGCCTTATCGGCGGCGGCCTGGGCGTCGGCTGCGTCGTTGTTGGCCTTGTCTGCCGTCTCCTGGGCTGACTTGGCGGCAGCCTGGAGGGTTGCGACGGATTCCTCCACGGACGTTTTTGTGGCGTATGTTTTCGACACTTCCAGAGTAATGCCCGTAGCGCTTTGGCTGATCGCGCTTTTCATTTCCTCTGTGGTGGAGTACTTCGTCAGCTGCGTGTCCGTGTACTTGTTCGCAGCCTCCTGGGCCGCGTTTGCTTTCGCGGTGGCGTCCTCTGCCGCTGCCTTTTTTGCCGCCGCCTCTGCTGCGGCTGCCTTGGCCTGGGCGTCGGCTGCTGCGGCTTTTTCGGCGGCGGCCTGGGCCGCGTTTGCCTTTTCCTGGGCGTCTGCTGCCGCGTTCGTCTCAGCGTCCGCTGCGGCCTGTTTGGCCTTGTCGGCCTCTGCGGCGGCTGCGGCAGCGTCTGCGGCTGCCTTATCGGCGGCGGCCTGGGCGTCGGCTGCGTCGTTGTTGGCCTTGTCTGCCGTCTCCTGGGCTGACTTGGCGGCAGCCTGGAGGGTGTCCAGCGACTTCTCGACGCTGGCTGTTGTTGCGTAGGTTTTGGAAACTTCCAGCGTGATCTGTTCGGCGGATTGAGTAATAAGGCTTTTTGTTTCCTCGGTGGTGCTGTACTCGGTCAGCTTGCCGTCGGTGTACTGCTTGCCAGCCTCCAGGGCCTTGTCGATTGCCGCCTGGCCGTTTGCAACGGTCATGTAGGTTTTGGAGACTTCCAGCTCTATGCTTTCCGCCAGGGCGCTGATCTTTACCTCTGTTTCTTTTTTTGTGAGGTAGTCGTCTTTCAGCACTTTCTTGGTTCGCTTTGTGGCGATTGCCACGGCGTCGGCGGTTGCCATTTCCGCCTCGGTCTTTTGCAGTTGGGCGAATGTCTGCTTGACGTTGGAGAGTTCCGCCTTATTTGCCAGCGGGTCGTCCGGGTATTCGTCCAGCTTGACTATGCGCTGCTTTTCGCGCTCGTCGGTCTTTTCGGACACCAGCAGCACGGCGTCGCCCAGGTCATAGGCCAGGGCGTTGTATTTATCGCTCTGGGCGGCCAGGTCTACCAGTTCCGCAGTATAAGCGCGGGCCGGGGTGCTGGCCTCGTCCAGCCTGGCCTGGGCGTCCTCCAGCAGCGCAGCCGTTACCGTGTAGCGTTCGTCGCGCCATATCGACGTTATAACCTTGTCGCTGTACTGGTGGTTCTCTATGTAGTTCTGGCCGTCTCGCCAGAGGTGCAGCCCGTCTTTTCCTATGGGAATAAGGCGGGTATAAAATCCATAGCTGGACGTTTTAACGCCCAGGCTGCGGAGGTTCAGCCGCTCGATAAAATATGCGCCGCGATCCTGGCCCCGCCGGGTGTGGAATTTCAGCCGCTTGTTTACGGCGTCGATCTCCAGCTCCACGCGATAGGTGGTTACAATCTGCTTCACGACTTCCCAGGCCGTGGTGTCGTCCTCTTTGCGGATTGTCCGTTTTTTTGTTATGTCGGCGTCTGCCTCCACCGTCCAGCCTGTCCCCTCCAGGGCAAACTCTGCGGCAGCCTGGACGGTTTGCTCTACGGTTTCAAAGCCTTCAAACGGTGCGCCCTCCAGTTCTTCGATGTTGAGGGCGCACGACACCTTACGCCATGCGCTGGCGCTGCTTTTCTCCACGGCCTTGACGACGTACTCCTGGCGATCCGTGCGGATGTAGCACTCTGCCAGGAGTTGGGCCAACCAGGGGCCGCTGGTGGGGTAGGAAAAATCCAGGGTTTCGTCGCCGTACTCCAGTGTGCGCTGGATGTGCGGCGATTTTATCCCCGTGAGGTTCGCCAGCTTCTTGTGGTTTCTGTCGTACAGTTCCAGCAGCAAAGCTGCCCGCCTCCTTTCTTAGAGCCATAGCGGTGTATATTCCACCGTTACGTCACAGTTTGCGCTGTCCCAGGTGATTGTCCGCTGCTTGCAATCCATAGCGGGCAGTGCCCAGAGCGTCACGTCCGGGGCTTTATTCTGCCCGTCCTGGGTAATTAGTCCCGTTGTGCCGTCAATAACAACACTATGCCCGGATTTTAGATTTTTCACGACCAGATCATGGGTGCCCCAGCCTGTCATAGTGAGCGCGGCCACGTCTGCCCGTGGCGTGATCGTGAGGACGCACGCCGCCGGGCGGGAGCCGACGCGGTGGAGCGTCGCCTGGGTCTGGCCCGTGTAGGCCAGCTTTACGGGCGTGTCCTGGAGCCAGCCCTCGAAAACCGCCTTGACCTTGTAGGCTTTCGGCGTGATCGTTTTCTCTGGCTCAAAGCTCACCAGGTAGCCTTTGTAAACGCCTTTGTAACCGTCCAGCACCAGCTCGACGGGGCCAGGGAGACAGAGGCCGTGCAGCGCGGACGCGGTGCGCGTTATTTCGTTGCGGTTGTCGCCCCGGATCACCAGCCCCACCGTGCAAGTGCCACATTTCTGTGTCGCCGGGTCACTGATCGGGGCCAGCATACTGTCCGGCCACTCATAGCCCGCGCCGTCCTGTGGCGGGCCGAAAGCGACGGTCAGCTGCGTGGTGCGGTAGCGGGCCAGGTTTTCGCCGTTAATTTTCATTATCTGATCCTTTCCGCCTCGTCGGCCAGGGCAGAGGAAACGCGCGGGGTCACTTTTGCGGTGAGGTCGTCGCCGTCCAGCTTGTTCTCGACGTAGACCACAACACGCATGGCTTTAAGCGCTGCGGTTACTTTGTCGTCCAGCATTTGCTCCAGCTGCGCATAGAACGGGGCCAGAGGGAGGATAGCCTCCGCGCCAGCTTCTCCGCCTACCATGAGGCGGGAGCCGTTGACGCCAAAGGCGGTGGGGTTCTTCATAATACCGCCCGTGGCGTACCAGTCAATACTAAAGGACGGCACGCTGGGCGGGTTAAGTGAAAAGCTACCGCTTACGCGCGGGTGCGGCATTGCCAGGTGCGGGAGGCTCCACGAAAAATTGAAAAAGCCTTTAATCTGGTTTATTGCGCTGCTTACCGCGTCGCGGGCGGAGTTCATCCGGCTGCGGATCGTGTCCAGGATATTGCCAAAGCGGCCCCCGGTCATGCTGTTTATAGCATCGTAGGCGCTCTGGTAGTTCTGGCGGATCGCCGTCATGTAGGCCGCTACCACGCCGCGCACGCCGCCGCCGTGGCTGCTGTACGCTTGCTGGATCGCTGCCAGGCGTTGCTGGGTGTTGCTCTGCATATTTTGCAGGGCGGTTGCCATTGTCTGCTTGACGCTCTCCAGTTTCTGCTGGGTATCAGCGCGCACGCTCTGGAGCTTGTTTCCCACAGTCTGCTGGATGTTCTGCCAGGTTTCCGTGGTTTTCTGTTTGGCCTCGTTCCATTTCGTGCTGATCGTCTGGCCGATTTCCTGCATTTTTGTGGCGCAGTTTTCTTTGAGGTCGGCCAGGTGCTGTTTTACGGCTGTAATTGCGTCGCCCGCACCCTGGGCAAAATTTGAAAATACTTCTTTCGCCTTGCCTATGGCCGCGTCCACGCCCGCGCGAAATTCTTCGCAGTTATTGTAGGCCAGCACCAGGCCCACGCCCAGCGCCGCCAGGGCGGCCACTACCAGCAGAATAGGATTTGCAGCCATAACAGCGTTTAGTGCGCCCTGGGCCGCCGCCAGCCCGTTCTGGGCTACCGTGGCCGCGCCTGTGGCTACCGTGTGCGCCGTGGTGGCTGCCGTGGCTGCGATTTTCTGGGCTGTTTCCCCGGTCAGTGCGCCAGCTGCCGCGCCTATGCCGTCGCGGATCAGCTTGTATGCGTCAATGCCAGAGCGCACGCCCTTAACCATTGCCGTGAGGCCAGCAGTAGCAGGGGCCAGCGCGGCGACCAGTAGCCCGACGGTGACTATGTTCTGCTTTGTGTCGTCGTCGGCGTTCTGTAGCCACTGTGTCACGTCGCGCAGAATTTCGGTTACTTTCTCCAAAACTGGGGTGGCGCTCTCCTGGATTGTGTCGCCCAGCTCTGCGCCCGCCAGTTTTAAGTTGTTCATGGCGATCTGCACGTTCTGGGCGTTGTCTGCCACGCCGTTGTATGTGGTTTCTACCGTTCCCGCGCTGCTTTCGATCAAGTCCAAAAACTGGGAGTATTCAAAGCGCCCGCCCTGGATTGCGTCGGCCAGGTCTGGGCCAGCCTTAGTGCCGAAAACCTCAATGGCTTTCGTTGTGGCGCTGGCAATATCTGGACAGGCCGCGATCTCGTCCAGCGTTTTCTGAAATTCCACACGGGCGTCTTTGCCCTCTGCGCTCCAGGTGCTGATCGCTTTTTTCATGCCAGAGAACGCAATCTCGGTGTTTACGCCGCATTTTTCCCACTGGGAGAAAATAGCGATAGAGGACGCCGTATCAAAGCCCAGCGCACGCATTGGCGCGCCGTATTTCGTTATGTAGGAAGTGAGGGTGTCAACACTGATGCCGGACGCCTGGGCGGCCACGGCCAGCTGATCCAACAGTGTGCCGTAGTCATCCGCCTCTATGCCCGCGTCGCCCATTGCGCGCGATACCAGCTGCACGGCTTGCACTGCATCGGTTCCCGTGATCTCCGAAAACTTCAAAAATTTAGTTGTGCAAGCCTCGGCGGCCTCGTCGGTGTAGCCAAAGCGGGTGTTGACCTCGCCCAGTGTGGAGCCTATCGTGTCAAAGTCCGCAGCAAAAGAGGACGCCACGTTTTTATAGGTCTGTTCCAGGGCTTCGGCAGCCTCTCCCGTCGCGCCCGTGGCTTTTATCACGTTGTCCGCGCCGTTGTCTACCTCGTCCCATGCAGCTACCGCAGCAGTGCCAGCGGCCACGGCAGCGCCGGACACGACGTTGGCCGCTTTCTGGGCTTTTTCCAGCTTGTCCGTTACCTTGTCAAGTCCTTTTGCGAACTCGTCCAGGGCGGCGTCTTTCAGCTTTTTGTTGGTGTCCTCCAGCGCTTTCTCCAGCTCCAGGGTTGCTTTTTGGCTGTTGTTTTCGGCTATCGTAGCCTTTTGGAGCTTGCCCTCGGTACTGCCGATCTGGCCGTCCAGCTTTTTCTGTTGGCTTTCCAGGTCTTTCACCTGTTTTGCCAGCTCCTGGGTGCTGTCGCTGTTCTCGCCCGTGGCCTTTTTCTCTGCCTCATAGGCGGCCTTTGTGGTTTGCAGCTGGGCCGCCAGCTCCTGCTGGCGGCCTTTCTGGTCGCTCAACACTTTGGTTAAGCGCTCCACCTCTGTGTGGTGCAGGCTGGTGATCTCTTTCTGGGCCTTGATTTTCGCGGTTAGTTCCTGCTGCTTGGCTTTCAGCTGGTCGGTGGTGCTGCCAAACAGCTTGGCCTGGGTGCTTGCCAGGCTGAACTGGCTTGCAAGCTCTTTCGTGCTGTCGCGGGCCGCTTTGAGGGCTTGCTGGTATGTGGAGCTGTTGGCCGATACCTTGACGTTTGCCCCGGCGCTCATGCTTTGCTCACCTCGCTATTTTTCGGTGTGTTCGATCTCGTAGGCGACGTACTCCAGCAGACGGCCCAGCGGTTCGCGCTGCGCGTCTGTGTAGCTTTCGCGCAGAACGCGGATCGCCAGGCGTGTGACCGCCTCGACGTTCTGCTTGCAGATCAGCCAGCGGTCTGCGGTTTCGTCCACATAGCCCGCCTTGGCGTCCTGTTCCGCGTCGTAGTCGTCAAAAATTGATTTTTCGATAGGTTCCGGCGGCTCTGGCGACAAAGCCGCAAATTTTGGCAGGACGATCTGCTGCATAGCAAAATGCAGCGTTTTGGCTGCCAGCAGGAGGTCGTCCACGCTTTCGCTGTATATAACCCGCCGGGAGGTGTTGAAAAATTCGGCCAGCAGCTGCAAATTTTCGCGTACTGCCTGGCCGGAGGTTTTCGCCGCCTCGATCCGGCGCATATAGTCACAATAAAGGCGGGCTTGCAGCACCGTCGCGTTTTCCGCCGTGCTGCAAGCTCCCGCGCGTTGTAGCTCAACCTCCGGGGTCAAGCCTCTTTCGTAAAATTTACCGTGATAGCCTCCACGCTCTTGTTTACGCGCTCCATCACATAAAATTCCAGCGCCGCAAACTCGGTGAGAATTTGCGACGGTTCCAGCCCGTATACAGGGGCCAGCACGTCGTCCAGTGTAAACTGATCGCCGTACACATGACAGACGGCCTGGGCCATCTGTTCAAAGTGTTTGCGGCGGTAATTCGTCGCGCTGTCCAGCGCGTCCTGTACGTCGCAATAATCCAGGTATGCCTGGGTGTCGATGTGATCCGGCAGGAAATACTGTTTCTGATTTACCACAATGCTGCGCTTTGCCATTTTTTACGCCCTCCTATGTTTTAACCGCCTACCGTCGCGGCGTACTCCTGCACCTTGCCGAACCACGCCTTGATCGCCGCAGCGGCCCCGGTGTCCTCTGTTGCCAGGTTGGATTCGTCCACGCGCACCTCGTAGAGGTGTACGTCTTTGCCGTCCACCTTGTCCATTTTTTCGCGCTGGTAAAACTCGCCCTTTACGGTGTTGGTCTGGGCGGTCTTGCTGGCGGCCTCGGTTTCGTAGTTTTCCTCGTTGCCCTGGGCAAATCTGCCGCAGTACATCCAAACAAAATCAAACTTGCCGTTCAAGCGGCGCACGCGGTAGCCCAGGGCCACCTCCGGCGCTTCATCCTCTGCGGACTTGAGCAAAAAGCCGTTGAGGTACGCCTGGCCGAAAAAGGCGGCGCGATCCGCTGCGGCCAGGGTGTTGACTTCCAGCTCCACGTCCGTACCCTCATACGCCTGGAGCATACCCTCCACGCCGTCGTCGCTGTACAGCTTTTCGGACGTGAATTTGTCGGAGATTTTGGCCTTGATCGCGCGGGCCATCTTTACGGGAGTGCCTGCGGTGTAGCCCTCGGTGTCGTTCTGGGTGACTTTCGCCACGTATACGTCGCGGAGGCCACAATAGCGGTGGCGCACCGTGGTTTTGGGTTCGCTCATTCTTGGCTCCTTTCTTCATAAAAGAGAAAACGCAGCGGGCGGATATAGACGCCCGCCTCGATCCGGGTCTGCTGCTGGTCGGTTCCCTGGTAGGAGGCCCCGGCGTTGATTAGCAGCTGTTTGATTTCTTCCCGCAGGGCTTCTTGTTCCTCTGTGGAGAAAATCGTCACCTGCAGCCCGGCTGTCTCGACTTCCAGCGCGTCATCGCTGTGCGCCTCCGGCGTTTCCGCCAGGGGCCAGAGGGTGACGTGGAGGCGTTTATAACGCTCGTCGTACCAGCCCTCTTGTACTTTGACGCCGCGCTCTGTGATAGGCTCCAGGGCCTTGTAGGCGGCTGTGATAACGTCCATTATTCAAACCTCCCCAGGCGCTTGTCCAGTTCTGCCTGGTATTCTTCTTCCGCGATTTTTTGCAGCTGCGGCTCCACGGCCTGGGCGGTAGGCTCCACAAAATCGCGGGGCGGCATTTTCAGCGTGCCCCAGTTTACAAATTTCATGTAAAAGTATTCGCTGCTGTCGTCCAGCTCCCAGCCTACCTTTGCCGCGTAGCTGTCGCCGGATTTTTTCGGGTTTTCTTGCGGCACATTGTCGGCAGCCGGGCCGCCGGAGGGCTTAGACCATGCGCTGCCCGATTTTTTGTGATCGGCTGCGCGCGGTATTCGCCGGGCCATGTCCGGCTTTGCAATATCTGCGCCGCGCTTGACTATGCGCTTGTCCACAGCGGCGCGGGCGTCGTCGCCCTCTGCCGCTTCCAGGGCTGCTACCAGCTCCTTGAGGGCTGCGCCGTCCAGCTGTATCTGCATGGGCCGTCCTCCTGGGTGTCAACTGTTGACACTATGCCGTAAACGACGCAGTAAAGCGGATTTTGCCGCCGTCGTTTCGGGTAAAATCGGCGGTTTTTACCTCGTACTCGTCGCCGTCCAGCTCCACGCGGTAGGCGCGGTCATGCCGGAACAGGTGGCGGCGGATCGTGTCGGCCATTTCGCAGCGGCGCAGCTCCAGGGAGAGGTCGCCCTCCTGGAGCCTTTCCTGGGTCTGGTCACGGGTCTGGGCGGTGTTGTCTCGCACATCTGCCCAGGGCGTCCAGATTAGGGTCTTTTTTTCGCTGCGGCGCGGGCCGTCGCCGTTGACGCACTCGAAAATACGCACGCGCCTATACACTGGCCGTCGCCTCCTTGTCCTCGTACATTTCCGACACCAAAAGAGAGGATGCGGCCCCACGCAGACGATCCTGTGCTGTGCCGTACTTCTCCCGGTTGTCGTAGAGGTTCTTAACCGTCATAATCGCCAGCAGCCGCTGGCGGGCGGTCATATTGTCGGCGTCAAAGCCGGGGATCAGTTCCTCCTGGCTCTGGACGGTGGCCTCAATCAGCAGCGGCAGCAGGGCGTCGTCGTCGTCGGTGTAGTCTATGCGGGCGTAGGCTTTCGCCAGTGTCAGCAATAGGCCCTTTGTTTCATCTTTCACCGATTGCGCCCTCCTTTGCCTTAGCCAGCCACGGTGACAGTGATCTGGCCCTTGATGATTGCGGCGGTGTCCACGGGCTGGACGTCGAAACGGTCACGCACCTTGACGGCCAGCTGGTCTTTGTCCCATGCGCTGCCCGCTTCCTTGGAGCTTTCAATCGTCATAAATTCACGATCAAACAAGGTGACAGCCTCGGACAAATCGCCGCAGATCAGCGGGTACTTGTTCGTGTTTTTGCCGGCGTCAACGGCAGTTTTCAGTACCTTGTTGGAGAGGACGTGGACGGTGTACTTGCCAAACAGCAGCTGGCGGGTTTTGTTGGTGGGGTCGGGCTGCATGACGTAGTTGCCGTCCTTGTCTTTGAGCTTGTCCAGCCAGTTAAAGCCGTCCTGGTTCGTCCACACGCTGCTGGACACGGTAATGGCCGGGTCAAGCATGACATTGAAAATGTCTTTCAAGCTGTCCAGGTCGGTGACGGCCACCTCTTTGCCCGTGGTGATCTTGTCCACGCACGCCAAAATCTTAGCGTTGCGGGTTGCGCGGGTCTTTTTGGCGATCCACTTCATCAGGTACGCCAGGATGTTCTCGGCGGTGTCGGCCAGCAGCTCCAGAGAGCACAGCATTTTGCCGCCCTTTTTGGTGATCTTGTAGGCGATTTTTGCAAACTGCGGCGTTTCAACCTCGGTAAACTCGCCGTTCTCGTCGATTTCCGGCCAGGCGGTGGTGTCGGCTTCTTTCTCAATGACGCGGGAGCCGCTCATGGTCTTGACGGGTTCGACGTTGACGTACTGCTCCAGGTTGTCGTCACTGCGGCGCAGCTCCTTGATCCGGGTCTGGATGTCCTGGGGAACAGTGAGGCCGCCGTCCGGGTCGCTGTTTTCTTTCATGGCATCCTGGATGATCTGGCGGTCGGTGTCATCCATCTTGCGGCGGCTCACGGCAGCGCCCAGGGCATTGACGACGGCCTGGCCGATCCGGGCAAAGGTCAGCGGCGGCTGCTTCTCGTCGTGCAGTTCCTGCTTCTTCTTTGCCTGGGCCTTGGCGGCGGCCTCGTCCTCGTCCTCCATAGACAGCAGGAGGTTAAAGGCGCGCTGGAGGGCGTCCAGCTCTGCCTTTTTGCTCTCGGCCTCGTCCAGCTTGCCGTCTGCGATCAGCTGCCGCACCTCGGCTTTGGTGGCGTTGATTTCGGCCAGTTTCTTGCGCATTTCTTCGTTCATGGTGTACTCCTTTGCTTTGTTTTTTAGGTTCCGTAGAGGTAAAGATCGGCCAGCAGGGCCTGTGCGCGGCTCTGCTGTGCCTGGGCGGCTTTCGCCGCGTCGGCTGTGTTGTTTTCCGCCTGCTTGGCGGTGGCGCTTTCTGCGGCCTCCTGGGCCTGTCTGGTGGCGTCTGCTTTTTTCAGCAGCGCGGGCGGCGTGGCCTTATAGCGTGCGTAGGACGCAGAGGCCGCCGGGGCGGCGGCTGCCGTTTCGTCCACGATCACGTCGAAATACTGGCCGATGTTAGAGCCGTCCAGCCAGGTTTCCGCGCGCATGGCCTCGCGCAGCTGGTCGCGGGTCACACCCTCCGCTGCGTGGGTTGCGTAAATATCCGCGTAGTGGTCGCCCACCTTGTCCAGCCTGGCCGCAGCCTCGCGCAGCTCTGCGGCGTTGCCCGCCGTCCAGGCCCATGGGTCGTGGATCATAACCTCTGCGCCCGCTGCAAGGTGGATTTCGTCGCACGCCATAAGCGGCATGGTTGCCGCGCTGGCGGCGATTGCGTCAACGTAGGCCACCTTGCGGCCCTGCCAGCGGGACAAAATGTTGTGCATTGCCACGCCCGCGTAGGCGTCGCCGCCGGGGCTGTTGAAATACAGGTTGATCTGTTGGCCCTGGGTGAGCGACGCCAAAAAGTCCGCGATCTGCTGCGGCGCGCGATCCTCCCGCCAGCCCTCGGTGGCTACAATGTCACCGTAAAATGTCATTGTGGCCGGGCCGTCTGCCTGGTTTTCCATGTCCAGGTAGCCGTAATTTTTCAGCTTTCCGTCCCTGTCGCGGGCGGTAAAGTCAAATCTGGGCATTTTCTGTGCCTCCTTTCTCGGTTTTATCGACGCCGTACTGTGCGCCCATCTGTTCCAGAGCGATCATGCCGCCGTTCGCCAGCAGCTTATCGCCTCCAGGCGCGGCGCGCTTATCCACATAGCGCCGGGCCTCATTGGGGGAGTAGATCGACCCCTCGACGGCTGTTTTCAAGATTTCCATTTGCGTTTTGCTGTCGGTGCGCAGCAGGGCTTTCTCGTTAAACTTCACGCGGCGGCGATCCGCCGGGCCGTCCAGCAGTTTATAGGCCATTTCTTCCTCGTACTGCTTGATCGTGTACTGCATGGTTTCGACCTGGAAAGCGATTGTCTGCTGTTCGCTGTTGGCATAGCTGCCGCGCTCGTAGTCGTTCAGCTGGTTTGGCTTAATACCAAAGGCGGCGGCCAGTTGCAGCGCGCCGTACTTTTTCAGCTCCAGATACTGGGCGTCGGTCAGCTTTATGTCCATAGGCGTGAGCTTAAAGCCCAGCGGGACAGGCAGGATGCGGCCAGCGTTTGCCGGGCCGTTTCCCATTTTCTCGAAAGATTCCCGCAGCTTGTTCTGTCCTTTTTCGGACAGATCGCCCGTATACTCCAGGACGGCGCGGGCGGTCAGCCCGTTCTCGTACAAATCGTTGAGAAAATCCTGGGACGCTTGCTGTCCCTGGACGGTAGAGGCCAGGATCGCCTGGACGCTTTCGCCCACCAGGCCGTTAAAGGTGTGGGAGGTCTTAAAGTGCAGCACGTCGTCGGAGCTGAAAACGTATTGTTGCCCGGTGTACTGGTCGGAGTAGACGTACCAGAGGCGGCCAGCTCCAGCAAATACGCCCGCGTCGTCGATTACGACGCGCACGCAGCTGGACGGCATGATCCAGAGGTCTTGCAGCTCAATCTGTCCGCCGTATTTCTGGCGCAGGAATTTACGCCGGATATACACATAAGCGTTGCCGTAGTGGTTCCTGTTGTTTTCTACCGCCGTCCAGAACGTGGTCGGCGTCATAAGTGGATTGGGCCGCACGTCCAGGAGGTAGGCCAGCCTGTCGTCGGCGGGGTTCGCCTCCAGCGGGCCGCCGTCGTCGTAGGTGTAGACCTTGATCGGCATTTTCGCCATAGTTTCAGACAGCAGTTTGAGACAGGTAAAATACGTTACATTCTCTACGGCTTTCGGCTTGTCTCTGCCCAGGCCCAGCCATTGCAAAAACTTTGTGCTGCCCAGGTGTTCCCATCCGTTGCTTGCTGCCCTGGGTGCGGGCTGCACGTCCTTGGCCGTGGCCGTGATCGTCTCCGGCTGTTCCTCCGGCGCAGCAGCCACGGCGGGTAGCTGCGGAGGTTCTGGGCCAGGCGGTGCAGCCCTGGAAAAATACCCCGTCATGCTTTTAATAAACCATTGGAAAAAGTTCATTTTGTCGTCCCCGTTTTTGCTATGTGTTCGTTGTACATTTCCAGCCACGCCTCCAGCGCCTCGTCGCCCGTTATGGCGTCGTTGCCGCACATTGCCACTTTCCAGGCGTCGATAACGGCGTCCACCGGGTCTATGCGCTCGGTCTGCATTTCCTTGTCGATCTTTGTCTCGCCGTAGTTGTTCGCTATGGTCTTGGCGTTTGCAATGCTCCAGGTCAGCAGTTCCTCGTCGCGGTTATACTCCACGTTCCCGGCGTAGATTTCCAGACGAAAATCTTCCGTTGCGTCGGACAAGCTGCGGGCGCTCTGGATAATATCCAGGCACGGCCAGCCCTGGGCCTCCAGATCGGACAGAAACGCGCTGGCGTTGTGCGGGTCGTAGCACACCATGCTGATTTTCAGGCCGTAGAGGTCTACCAGTACGGATAGGTAGGTTAAAATATATTTATAGTCGGTTTTTATACCGCCCATTGTGTGAGTTACTGTTACCAGGCCGTCCTCCACCCATTTGTCGTAGGGCGCGTTGTCGCTCTGGACGTGCTGCTGGAGGCGCTGCGCCGGGATAAAGCTGTGGCTATGGATAAAATACTTGCGCACCCCGTCCACCAGATAGGGGATCAGAATAACGACGGTTGTTAAGTCGCCGCCGCTGGACAGGTCAAGCCCTACAAAACAGCGGCTGCCCTTAAAGTCGGCCAGGGTTCTGTCGCTGCGGCCCGCGCGCCACTTCTCCATGTCCTGGATGTAGACGCGGTTCGACCATTGCACCCATCTGTTTAACTGCTTTACCAGAAAATCGCGCAAATCCTCGCCGCCCATCTGGCGGGCTGCGTCGGCTATCGGGATCAGATTCTCCAGCGCGTCCGGGTCGTAGGCCAGGGCGGGGTTTGCTTTTATCCAGTTTTGCGGCGTCCAGAGGTCGTCCTTTTCGTCCATTTCTGCGATATAGCAGAATTGTGTGTCAATGGACGCCCCACCGCGCAAAATGGCTTTACAATGCTCATACAGGGCAAAACAGGGCGATTTTTGGTCGAAACCAGCCGTAGTAATAACCGAAATAAGGGCAGATTTTACTTTCTTTATGCCGCCCTCCAGTAGTTTGTACATCTGGTTCGTGCGGTGGGCGTGGTATTCGTCCACAATCCCCAGGTAGGGGCGGTGGCCGTCCAGGCTCTTTGTGTCGCCGGAAATTGCCTTGATTTCGCCGTTCGTGAGCAAGCACTCAATCGTGTGGTTATGTTCGTGGACTTTGAAAAGCTCGGCCAGGTCGTCGTCGCTGCGGATAAACTTCACGACTTCCCCAAAAACGATATTGGCCTGGTCTTGTTTGGTAGCCGCGCAGTAGATTTGCGGGTACTGGTAGGCCGTGAAATTGCCATAATAAGCGGCCAGTATGCCGTTTAGAAAGCTCTTGCCATTCTGACGGCCCAGCTGCACATAGGAGGTTCTAAAGCGTCTGTGTCCCTTTCCTTTGATCCGCCAGCCGTTGAGGCTGCCCAGGATAAAGCACTGGAATGGGTAGAGGTGGACGCGCTGCTGTTCCTCGCCCTCTGCTATTGTGAGGGTTTCCGCAAACTCCAGTATGTCGTTTGCGGCTTCCACGTCGAAATAATAGCGGAACGGGGCCAGCTTGGCGCGCTCCAGATCGTCCAGGTGACGCTGGCAAGCCATCCGCACAAGCTCCCCGGCCACGATCCGGCCCGCCAAAACGTCCAGGGCATACTGTGTTGTGCGGTCTTTTACGGCCTTTCTCATTCCTCCGGGGTCTTTTCCTTTCGGAATTTTTCAAACTTGTTTGTTTTGGCGGCCTCCTTGGCGGTGGGGGCCACGATCCGGCAGCGCTGGGCGACGGACAGGCCAAAGTCCGCAGCGCCTTGTCTGCACTGTTTCCAGGCTCTGTCCTGCTGGATCAACAGGTCGTTCCGTTCCTGGTTCACTATCAGCGCCTCGTCCCATATAAACCCGTCTATGATCTCGTCCGGGTTGTCTGCCGGGGTCGGCTTTCGTGGGATTCTCCGCTTGTAGGTGATTGGCTGCTTGTCCAGTTCCTCGGTGATCTGCACATACTGCTGTTCGGCCACGACCAGGCGGCCCAGGGCCTCGCAATCCACGTTTGCGAAAATGCCCATTTTCAGCAGTTCTGCAGCCAGGGTGTTGAACCGCTTCTTCTGGTCTGGTTTCAGCCATGACGGCGGCGCGATATTGTCCGCCGCTGCGATCAGTTCCCGGTTTTCGCGGTCTTTGATTTCGGCCTTTGTTAAGTGCTTCTTGCCTTTCGCCACCACAAGGGCCGTCGGTTGTCGTTTTCCGGCCATGTGTGGGGCCTCCTTTTTGTGTTTTTGTTGCATGGACGCCCGCAAAAGCGCCCTTGGGGGAGTTTTTGGTGGGGAGTTTTCTCCAAAGTCTAGGGAGGGGCGACTAATCCGGCCCGCTCCAAAACTTTTTCATAGCCCCCCTTGCTCTCAAAGTAGCGCTTTCGCAGCTCCAGCAGCTTGCGCTGTGTCGCCCTCATGCTGGCGGGGCTGCGCTTGTATGCAGCCGTGATCGCTGTATGTGAGGCGTGGGCCAAGGGAAACAGGTTAAAGGGATCAAGACGGCGATCCCAGGCTGTGTCCAGTTCTTCGACGTGGTGGACTTCGTCGGCGGCCAGCAGCTGGTCGCACTCGTAAAACGCCCATATATCTATCCCGTCGTATATAGATATAATTACAGGGCGGATTGTCCGCCATTCCCTGGACACATAAAAGGCTGCGGCTTTTTGGCTGCGACACTGGGCATTGTATGCCGTGTGGCGGCTCTGGTGCAGCTGTTCGCACCGCGCGCAGCGCTGGCGGTCCGCTGGTATGATAGCGCCACAACGGCAGTATTTTAGCAGCATGATCCGCGCCTCCTGGTTCCTCTGGCCCCCGCCTCACATATAGGCCAGGGCGTTATGGCTCACCCTGGCCGCTGTTATAGGAGGGCGCACAAACAACAAAGCGCCGGGCATTTCTGCCCGGCGTTCCTGCTTGTCCACGCTACCAGCTTACCACGGATGGGCCACCAGTAAAACCCCAGTTTTTCCCCAAACTTTCCCGCGTAGGCGCTTTTGGACTATCCGTGATAGACCCAAAGCGTCGGCTTTTTGGTTCTATGGGTATCCGCCGGGGCTTGTGTAGTTCTGGGTTTTGTGGTGTTTTTTGTGGTGTATTGGTTATTTCCTGGGCGGGTGGACATGTTCCTGTTCTGCCTCGTCGTGCCACGCCTCCAGCTCCTGGCCCGTGGGTTTCTGCTGTGCAGCCTCGACGCGCTGCTGGAGGGCGTGCCATTTCTCGACGCATTGCTGGCCGATGTGGACAGGTACAAGGGCGTATAAGATTGCGCCCGTGTCGGTGATTGCCTGGGCTTTCAGCCGTGCGTTTGTCGTCCCGGTGGTTTCTTCGATTGCCTGGTAGGCAGCCACAACGGCCACGGCCTGGGCCATTCTGTCCGGGTCTTTGCTGCGGTGTAAATCCTTTTTGCGGTATGCTTTCATCGTTTCCTCCTTTACCAGCGGCGCAAGCCGTCCACTCCAAACAGGAGGACGGCTAGGCGTTCGTTTAATTGCTTGCACCAGCGGGCCGGGCTGTTCTTCCCGGTGTTGAGCTTTTCGGCCACTTCTTCGGCGGTCAAGCCCTCCATGTAGCGCAAGCGGTAGGCGTCGAACATATAGGCGCGGCCCTTTTGGCGGGTTTCCTTTTCCAGCTCGTCCAGGGCGGCGTCCAGGTGGGCCAGCATAACAGCGGTGCGGGCCTTATTCTTGCGGATAGAGCGGAGCCACGCCTCGCCCTGGATTTCTGTACCCTGGAGCCTGGCAGCGTCGGCGCTGTCCACGGCGCGGCCCTCGTAGCCTTTTAGAGCGCGGTAGTTCTCCATAAGTAGCGCGGTATTATGGAGCGCTTGCTGCTGATCCTGGCGGCGCGTCTCCTTCACCGCCTTTTTCACGGCCTCCGCGATCACGGCCTCCAGGGCTGCCTGTTCCGCCGGGGCGTTGCCCGTTGCAATGGCTTTTATTGCTTTTTCGGTGTATGTCTCCATTTGCTGCCCTTTCAGCCGCGTTGGCGGCTCATTTTTTTGTGTTTCTGGCCTGGCGCTCTGCCAGGAGCTTATCCACGCGGGCCTGGCCTGCCGCTGCGTAGGTTTCGGACACCTCAAAACACACATAACGGCGGCCCGTTCTGATACAGGCCACGGCGGTTGTGCAGCTGCCCGCGAACGGGTCTACCACAAGATCGCCCGGCACGCTGGCGTCCGTGATAATGCGCTGGATCAGCGCTATGGGTTTCTGGGACGGGTGGATTTTCTCGCCGTCTGTCTGTATGCTGCCGGACGTAAAACCGCGCTCTGTCCAGACGTTGCGGGCGTGTTTTTTTGTCTGCGGGTCTATGCAGCCGTAGAGGATAAACTCGTGACTGCTATTGTAGAAATTTCCGGGGCCGCTCATTTTGTCCCAGACGATCATATTTTTCACGGGCAGATATTCAGCAAAAATCGGATAGTAGAACGCGCAGCCGCGCCAGTCCATAAAAATATAAAATTCGCCGTGATCGTTGAGGATTCGGCGCAGCTGCTGGGCCAGCTGCCTGTAGAACGGCTTAGCCACGGCCAGGTCATTAAATTGGCCGTGCTGCCCGTTGTGGGTTAAGCCCATAAAATAGGGCGGGTCGGCTACAATGAGCTTTGCGCAGCCGTCCGGCATTTGCGCCAGGCCGTCCAAACAATCCATGCTGTTAATTGTGTTTGCTTCGATCATTCGGCGCTCCTTTTGGCGTAGGCTTTCTCATAAGCTGCGCGGGTGGCCTCGCAGAGCTTGTGCGCCTCTGCATTGCGCTGGGCTATGTAGACGTCCAGGTGGTCGCGGCACGCGCGCTGGGCCTCTTTTTTGAGCCTCCAGCGTTCCCAGGGCCATTTGGCGGCCAGGTATTTGTCGCGGGCCTTAATCCATGCTGCCCAGCGGCGGCGCGTTTCGTTTTTCAGCATTTGGCGGGTTTCGATTGTCGCCACGTCTACTGCCCTGTCGTCCCAGTATTCCGTGGTCCCGATCTTTCGCGGGTCGTTTTGGTAGGCATCTTTCCAGGACTGCGCGGAGGTGTTCACGCCATCCAGCCGGAGGCCCACGCCCTCACACCACGCCAGCGCCTCATCCAGCGCCCGTCCCTCTCTGGTCGTCCAGAGGATCAGCAGCGCACCCTGGCGCTGTTCTTCCATGGCCGCCTGGATTACTTCCCACTTTGCCGGGCCAATATTCGGCCACGCTCTCTCGCAGAGTGTGCCGTCAAAATCAAGAGCGATCACTTTTTGCAGCATGGTTTTTGCCCTCCATTTCTTCCAGGTCGAACGGCAGCGGCTCGTCCGGCGGGACGGGCGGCGGTGTCTCTACTGCCGGGACGCTAAACGCCAGGCTTTCCACTTCCATGAGGTAGTCCGGGATTGTCCAGCAGCTGCCCGACTCGTACTCTCCGGCGTTCCAGTCCTCCAGGAATTTGTCGCGGTAGCCCTCGTAGAATCCGCCCAACTGTTCCAGCAGCCAGATTGCCTCGCGCACGGCCTCGTCCTGGTCGTCCTCCCAGGAGATCAGCAGCCACTCGTCCGGGGCGGACAGGGCCTTTCGGAATAACAGGTGTGGCGGAAAAGCGGCGTAAATTTTGCGCATTTCCTCGCACTCGTCGTCTGTCACGTTGTAGTATTCGCGCATTTTGGCCTGTTCCGCCGGGGTGGCCGTGTCATACCTGGCTGGCAGGGCGTTTTTGCGCTGCCACTCATTCGTGGCGCGTTCTGCGTGGATCGTTCCGTAAAAATAGCGGGTTTCCTCTTTCATGCCTTTTTCTCCTTTCGCTTGCACCAGCTTTGCGGCGCGAACTGGCAGCCCAGGGCGGACAGCGGCAGCGGGACGGCCAGCTTTTTGTAGTAGGTAATCTCCCAGGCGTACAGGCGCGTGTGGTCGCCCTGGTATTCTTTGAGCTTTTCCCACGGGACGCGGGCGGCGCGCCGCAGCAGTAGATCGTCGCGGTGTGCGTCAAAGGTGCGGATATTACAGCAGAGGAAACGGCCCACGACCTGGCCGCGCCCGCCGTTGCTTTTCGTCTCGTACACCCATACGTCTATGGGGTTGTTTTCTGACACGAGCGGGGAAATGTACGGCGCGGTGCGTCTGATCTCCAGCGTTTTCTCCTTGCTCTCAATCAGCGCCACCCATTCTGGCTTTATAGCCATTATATACTCATTCATGGGTTTATTCATTGGCTGCCCCCCTTTGTACTTTCTGCGGCGGTTCTTCTTCTCCATTTCGTGGGAGTAGGGCATGGGGTCTATGGGCTGGAATTGCTTGTTATATTCGCGTCGCTTGTCAAGCTCTGCGCGGAAAGCGGCGTATTTTTCGCAGCTGGCGTGGCAGTTCTGGCAGCGATCCTGGCATTTATAACAGGGCTGTGTCATGGTCTTGTACCTCGTTTCCCCAGGCATCCCAGCCCGGCGTTGATTCGCGTGCGAACAGCTCCAGGCGACGCTGATCGCCAAACAGCTGCACGATCCTGTCCCGCGCCTCTGGCGGTTTCTGGCTGTGTTGCCGGATTGGGGATTGTATAACGCTGTGTACGCTGTGGCTTACTACACGCGGGTGGCCCTTGACGGCCAGGAGGCAAACCTCCGCGTTTTGGCGGGTGTAGCTGCCTAAACCCCAAAAATTCCCCCCCCCGATCTCTTATTTTTCTTTATCCAGCAAAATGCCAGGGTTTTGTATTCAAAGCCCCAGGCGCGGATCGTGTCCAGGGCTTGCTGGAGGTTCGGGAACGTGGCCCACATCAAGAGGGCGCAATCCTTGGCGGCCAGGGTCTGGACGGGCAGGGCCTTTATTTCGTCCGGCGTCATGGTGGGATAGTGGCGCGCCGCTGCGCCGTTGCCCTGCTGGCGGTAGCTCCAGGGCGGGTCGGCGTAAATTACGCCGTAGCCGTCGCCCGCCGGGGCGTGAATGTCAACTATTGACATCTTGGCTTTTTCTCCTTTCTTTTTCGTCCTGTTCCTCTGCTGCGCCGTAGGGCTTCCAGCAGCCCGTGTTAATCCAGCGGCGGTACATTGCCGACAGCAGAGAGTGGAGCCGCCGGGCCTCCAGTTCGTTGATCTGGCCCTGATATTCCAGCGCCCCCAGGGCGGCGTATAAGACGTTTACCAGTTCCTCGTCGGTGCGCATGGTGTGGGCGGCGTCGGCCTGGGTGGTCGTGACCTCGCCCGCCGGGGCCAGTGGCGCGCGCTTTTCGGCGGGGTTCTCGTATTTGTCACAGGACAGCACCCTGTCGGATTTCTCGCTGCACTCGTCCCAGTGGAGGCAGGAGTAGCACATGGTCTCGGCGTGTTCTGGGTGGGCGTCGTCGGCAAATGGTGCAGCAGCCGCTGTCGCGTCCTCTGCGGCGTTTTCTGCAGTCTGGCTTGTAGGCGGCTGTATTCTATCCGGCGCGCCGTGCAGTGGCGTGTCTGCGTCGCTCTGGCTGCCCGCTGCTACCTCTGCGCAGCATTTCGGGCAGCTGGTGCGCTCCTTGCACCAGGCACAGCAGCCAGCGCAGCCGGACGTCGCGCCGTCGCGGTAAAAGCTTACCAGGTTGTCCACGTTGTCGCAGTTGTGGCTGTTGTCGCACTCGCAGGGGCGGGCGGCGTATTTCTGGCGGAGGTATTCGCGGGCAGACGTGGTGCGGGCCTTTGCCACGTCCTGCTTTGTGATCGGCTTGTCCTTGCCCTTGGCGGCGTTCTGCTGCACCAGCTGGGCCTGGGCGTCCAGTGAGAGGGCCGCCGCAGCGGTGGCGGTTGTAAAGTTCAGCTTGCCGTCCTCCATGAGCTGGCGCAGTTCCGGGGTTAGGCTGTTGCTTATCTTCTCCAGGGCGGCCAGTGTGCCGTCGGCCTCGTCCATGATCGCGGCCATGTGGTCGCGGAGCTTGCCCTCGGTCAGATTGCGCCCGTAAAAATCGACCCCGGCGGCTCTCATTTCCTCCAGCGCTTGTTTTAGGTTCTCGTACTCCTGGACGCGATCCGCTGCTGTTTTGTTTCGCTGCGTGTTCGCCAGGATCACGGCCAGGCGTTCCTCTGCTTGGCTGCCTTTCGGGATCACTTGACAGGTGACGGTTTTATACTCCGGGTGGCCCGCGTCCACCAGCTTGCGGAGGGCCAGGAGGCGGCGCTCACCAGATACCAGCCTGTAGTCCCTCTGTGCGGCCTGGTCTGGGTCATAGACCACGACCAGGTTGTGGTAGAGGCGGCCCGCTACCAGAATAGCCCGCGCCAGGTTGTCCACGTCGTCCAGGCTGTACTGGTTCAATTCGTTGCGGTATATATTGTCAATGTCAATTTCTTTCGTGCGGAAACGTGCGGACGGGGTAGCCTTTACGCCCGCCTTGCTGGCGGTGTTCAGCCCGTCCAAAATGCTGCGCCCTGTCATGCTTTAACCTCGCTTTCATCGTTCCAGGCCATGACCTCATAGGCCAGGGCCTCGTAGTCTTTCGCCACGCCGCAGCGCGGGCTGTATACAGGCAGCGGCAGAGCCGCCGCCGTGTAGGATTCTGCGATCACAGAGCGGCGGATCGTCGCCAGTGTGACGCGGTGGCCCAGGCTGCGTAAATGAGCCATGACGGCCTTGTGGGCGTTACTCTTGCCAAACATAGTCGGCAGCACCCACAGTTCCAGGCCGTCGTTTAGCTGCCGCAGTTCCTCCAGCTGTTCACGGACGCGCAGGAGGCCGTCCACCTCAAACCCGCCGGGCTTAACGGGGACGATCCAGAGGTCTGCGGCTACCAGGGCATTTAATGCGGCCATGTCCAGCAGGAGACCGCAATCTATGACGGCGTACTTGTAGACGTTGGAGACGGCGGCCAGGCGCTCCTGGAGGCGGTGTACCTGGTCGTTTACAGCGTCGGCGGCCACGTCCATGTTTGCGTCCATGAGGGCCGCAGAGGCGGCCACAACGTCCACACGCACCGCCGGGGTCTTTTTCTTTGGCTGCCATTCGCGGGTCTGTTTGAGGTCGTCCACGCTGGCGGCGTCGGCGCCCGGCTCCAGCAGCTTCTCCACGCCCCAGGCGGTGGGGTCGTATGCTCCCATGATCTGGGAGGCGTTGCCCTGTTGGTCGGCGTCGATCAGCAGCACCGGGCCGTCCAGCTGGGCCAGGTCATAAGCAAGCGTGGTGGCCGTTGTGGTTTTGCCCGTGCCGCCTTTCTGGGCCATGATTGCAATAATTTTCACGTTTCTGTCCTCCTTTGCTCTTTCGGGTGGGTCTGGCCGGGGCGCAGCTTTATGTAGGCGTCTATGGTTTCGATTGCCTCCTGGGCAGAGTGGCAGACGGCCACGAAATAGCCCGCGCGGGCCAGTCGTTCCAGCCATTTTTCCTGGGCTGCGGTGGTTTTGTTCGGCTTTACTTTCATTTCGACGCGGAGGCCGTGGTATATGCCTTTCGGGCTGTCCAGGATCAGATCGGGGACGCCGGGCCGCAGTCCCAGGCGTTGCTGGCGGGCTGCCTCTGCCTTGCTGCGCTTACCCTCGTTGGGGACGTGGTAGAGGTTCAGCAGTTCCGGGTGGGCGGGAGACATAAACGCGGCCCACTGGATCACGACCTCCTGTTCTCCGTCCTCCGTTCGTTTCTCGCATTGCTGGCGCATTGTTTGTTTTCGGCTCCTTTCGGCTCATTTTTCCGCTTTTTTGAGTGTAAAAACCTCTGTTTAGTTCACAATACAGGCGCGGGCCGGGCACGCTATCCTGTCCTTCGTTCCTATCGGCTGCAATACGGCGGTTTCCCAGCCGGGCGCGGTGTAGTCCACGGACACGACGGCGAAACGGCGGTATTTTGCCAGCTTGCGTTGGATCACGTCTGGCAGCCGTTCCAGCAGTTCCGGCTTGCCCGTGATCGTCACCAGGTCGCCCGGCTGGCAGCGTTCGCGCAGCACGGCGCGGAGGTAGAAATAGCCGTTTATACCATTGTGGCGGGCCTCTGCGGCCTCGCACCAATAAAGCGGGTATTTCTTTTCCATCGTGGCGAACATATTCGCCGGGGTTTTTGCCAGGGCCTCGACCTTGCGGCGGCCAAAGGCTTGATGGTTCTTGTGTTCCACCGGGCGGCGCAGATTTTTGGAGGCCGTCCAGCGTTTCTTGTGTTTTATGTCCTCGGTGTCGCTGGCGTGCGGTTTCGTGATGTAGTAGGCCAGGCCGGAGAGACCGCGCTCGTCCAGGGTGAGGTATTCAACAGTATTCTTTCGGCCCAGGCCCCAAAGTTCTATAACCTCGTCCATAGGCAGCCCGCCGTCCAGTACCAGGTGGTAGTGGGTGCGGACGCGGCGTCCGTTCTTTGTCCAGTCTGTGACGTACACATAGCGCGCTGGCTCCAGGCCGCGTTTTTTGCGGCGGTAGTTTATGCGCTTTATGTAATTCTGAAATAGGCGGAGGGCGTCCTCCATCGTCTGGGGTTCTTCCCTGGGTAGACAGGTGAGCGTCACCCAGTAATCGTCTGGGCCGAAATTCTCATTGATCCGGCGCTCACACTCTTTGCGGCTGTTTCTGTCGTTCAGATTGCGCTGCGCCTCTCGGTTGCTGCGGTCTTTCGGCAGGGTTCCGGGTAGGTGGGTAAAGTCTGGGAAAATCTCCACGTCAAACTGGTGGCCGTGCTTTACGGTTTTAGTCGCATAGACGACGCGGCGCTCCCGGTCTATCATTTCCTGGACTTGTTGCTCTGTCAGCTGATCCAAGGGCAGCTCGTAGGCGCTCTCGTAGTCGTAGGGCTGCCACTTCCCGGCAGAGGGGCGGCGGCCTTTCTGTTTCTTTGGCTGGATAGGGAGCAAGCCCTGGGCGGTGGTGAGGTTCTGCTCTGCCGCGCCGCCCTTTTCCGTTGTGGCTGCGGCCAGGTTCTGCCGGGCGGCTTGTCTGCCATTCTGGGGCGCTGCGCCCCCAGCCCCCAGCCTGGGCTGTGCTGCTTTTCTTGCCATAGTGTGATAGCTGCCTTTCGTCGAAACATTAGTACCTATCACAAGGGCGTTATAGGGGCCTTTCGGCCCCTTGTTTTTCGGTTGACGTGGCGGCGCTACCGTGCTATATTTTTAGTAGGCCGCAGCGTTCCCGCGCTGTGTCCGCCCTTATGATGTTGGGCCAGTGTCGGTTGTCAAGCCGTTAGACACTGGCCCCTTTTTTGTTCTGTTTTTGCCTATATTCCATGTAACTGTCGGTGGCCTTTGCTCTGGTCGCCGTCTTTTTCATTTCGTTCCGGCAGAATCCTATGTACCAGTCCTCAAAAGCCCAGCGCACCGCGTCGGATGTTTCGGTGTTGCCCGTGCGGATTTTCCAGCCCTTGTATGCCTCCAGGGCTGCGCCTGTCAGCGGCACAAGGTAGCCATAGTGTGCCGGGTGGCTCCAGGGTGCGCTCTTGTCTTTGCTGTGGTCGATCTGGCCGCCGTCAAAGGCGCGGCGGCGCTTTTCCTCCCAGCGGCGAAGCCAGGCTTTGCTGTCCTGGTTCCGCTGCCAGTACGGCCTCATGCGCTGCGCGCGGCCTGGATCGGCTGCACGTCAACGGACACGCGGCAGCCCTCACGGTCTGCCAGGATGTGCGCCAGGGTTTTATAGAGCTTTTCAACATTTAAGCCTTGCATTGTTGATACCTCCGCCCGCATTATGCGGGCTTTTTCTGTTCCGGCTGATCCGCCGGGGTGGTGTTGGCGGTACAGTTGGCGCGGGCTACCATGTAGCCCAGGACAAACTGCTGCGCCTCGTAGGATAGGCGGGAAAAGTCCCGCACCGTGGCTTGCACGATTTCGCGCTTGTTCATTCGTTGCTCCTTTCGTTTTTGTCATACCAGCCCGCCATGTTGCCGCCGCTGTCGCGGCAGGGCGTGGCGGTACTGGGTAGGGTGGTGGGCGTGCGGCCTGTGTGCAGTGTGTACAGCTGCATGAGCTGCGCGTGGTGTTCGTCCGGCTCTCCCCAGGCGACGACGTGAGCCAGGGCAAAGTGGCCCGGCTCGTCCTTTTTGCCCATGGCCGTGTAGGCGCGGCAGTCTGGGCGCTGGCCCTGGATCATGCCCAGGTAGTCGTCGATTGCCAGGTGGAGGCGGTGGCCGTCTGCTGTGATCGTGAGCCAGTCCGCCAGTTCCACGCCGTTCTCCAGCATATAGCCGGGCATGGTCTTTTCGTTCTTTGTGCCGTGGGTGATCTCGTAGAAAAGCACCGCGAACGTGGCGGGCTGTTCCTGCTGGCGGGCAGGAACGCGGAGGCGCTGCGCGAAATTCGTCATTTTGCCGTCGCCTCCTGTTCCTGCTGGTATTCGCGGTAGTCGCCCCGGATCACTTCTCGCCAGGTGCGCCCCTGGGCGTCGTGGTGGGTGTGGTCGAAAATCACAGTTTCGTAGATTTTGAAATACTGCGGCAGTCCTGCGCCCGCAACACAGTTGCGGATTTTCGACGCAGCGATAGAGGCGCGCGGCAGCCTGGGAATATTGCGCAGATAATAACGCCGCGTCACAATGTCGCCCGCGAACAGGTCAAGCTCCAGGATCAAGCGGGGATGCTCCCAAAAGCGCTGGCCGTCGCTTATCATGTAAACACTTCCGGCTTTCAGCAGCGCCCAGGCCGTGCCGTCGTCGATCTCCGGGTTTATCCCTCTGGCGTTCCATTCCTCGGCTTTTTTCAACAGTTCCTTGATCTTCTCTTGATTTTCCTTTGTCATTGTGGTGTCCTCCTATGGTTCAATTACGCCAGCCAGACGGCGGCGCACATAACAAACAGCAGACAAACCAGGCTGCGCAGCTGTTGCACTGCCCACCAGATCAGCGTCCAGAACGCCGCGTCTACTGCCAACACGGCCAGCAGCGCCAGCAGGGCGCGCAGTTGTCTTTTCATTCGCTTGTCTCTCCTTTCTCCCAGGAATAGCGGTAGCCATCTGGTGCAATCCCTGGCTGTTTCTTGTTTTTGCGGTTGCAGGCGTCCAGGATCGTCTGGTAGCTGCAATAGGCCACAGCAGCGGCAGCGCGGGAGCTGCGGAAAATCCGCACGACCTCGCCCGTTTCCGGGTCTACTTTCAGAATCCGCCGGGCATCCATGCTGCCGTGGCTCATTTTTCCCAGCTGCTGCACGGTTACGGGCTGCAAATTCCAGTAGGCCCAGTTGCTCTCCAGGCCATCCTTGTGCGCCAGCCGCATATTTGACGGCAGGCCCTTAAAGTAGGTCGCCCGCATGATTGCGGACGCGGGCTTGCAAATGCTGCGCCCCTCCGGCGTTGTGAGCTTATAGTCCCGGTTCCTGCCGTGTCGTACGCCATGCAGCTGCACGTCTTTCGACTTCCACCGCCGCCAGACTGTGCCGTCTATGCGGATGTAGTAGCGCCCGCCAAAGCCTGGTATATCCATCTGTTGCGGGACGGCAGACCGTGCGGGCTTGCCGCCGTCCATGTAGCTGTCGCGCGTTGGCATATCAGCCCGCCGTCTTTTCCAGTGGGCACTGGGCGCACACGTCGTCCAGCTCGTCCTGGTCTTTCAAAACGTGCGGGTTCATGCAGCGCTCACAGAGCGCGGCGCGGTCTGCGTCGTCCAGCAGCTGGCGGCGTACCTTGTGCAACGTGGCAGCAGCGCAGCGCAGGAGGCCGCGATCTCTGGCCCGCTTGATTCTGGAGCCGTTCACAAGGTTTAGCAGGTCGCGCTCCAGGGCGGCCAGGGCGGCGGCGTCGGTGCGGGTGTTGCGCAGCTCCTGGCGGTTCATGTCCGCCAGCAGTATGTCAATTTTGCGCTGGTTCTCCGCGGCCAGTTCCTGGGCCTCGGCCACTATCTTTTCGTATTCTTCCATATTTTTCTCCCTGTTTCGGCCCTCCCTGGGCCATCATCGGCGGGGCGGATCAGCCCCAGACAGGCGGCGGGCTGCTGGCCCGCCTGGGTGTTATTCTTTGCTGTCAGCCGGGCGCGGTGTGTAGTCGTCGCACTTCCAAACCACGCCGTGGCCGTCTGTTTTTGTAACTCCGTAACAGTTCAACTCGCAATATAGGAAATACTCGCCCGTGTTGTACTGGCAGCTTTCGCAGAGGTCTTTATTTTTCATTGTGGCGGCCTCCTTGCTGGTTCTGCCGGGCTACCAGATAGCCCAGTACAAACTGCTGCATATCGGGGCGCAGGGCCTCAAATTTCTGTGCGGTTTCGCGGATCAGCGCTTGCTTTTCGTTCATGGTTTTTCTTCCTCCTGTGTCGTTACGGTCTGGCCTCCAGTTCTACCACGCGCAGGGCGTCGGCTGTTTTCTGGTTGTGCTTGGCAATGCGGCGGCGTTCCTGTGCCAGCAGCGCCTGTGCACTTGCCAGGGACGCGCGGCAGCCCAGCGCGTCCCACTTGTTTGTGGCCCCCGGCTTTGTCGGCAGCACGACAGCGTGCGTGTAGTGGTGGGTTTTGGATGTGCGGATCAGCTCGCCGTCAAAATAAAATTTCATGGCCTTGGCCTCCTTAAAATTCCTGGGCTTCAAAATCGCGGAGGGCGGCGTCGGCTGCGTAAAATTCCCGGATAGCGTCGTCATATACCGCCTTTGCTCCATCGGCGGCCCGCTTTGCTGTGGCCAGGCTTTTGTCCTTCATGTCGTCTACCGCGGCGGCGATTTCTTCCCGGTCGTCCACGGCCCTGTCGTATGCTTTTTTGAGGATGTTCTCCGCGTGGCGTCTGGCCTCAACTTCGCCTTTTAGCAGTTCGTGAATCTTTTCAAGTGTTGCAATCTTCATTTGTGGCTCCTTTTCCCCGGATCACGTCCGGCTCTCGCTTTTGCAGCCTTTATTTTGCTTCGCTGTTTATGTACCCACGCCAGCAGCTTTCGCAGCTGGCGAACCCCGCGCACCCTTCTTCATATTCATCATTCCATGGCGGACAGCCAAAATTCTTTTTAAAGACTTTTACCATGTTCTTTTTAATATCTTCCGTGGGTTCGCTGAACTTCATACCTTTTGTCAATTCTTGAAAAACCGTCATTTTTCTTTCCTTCCTCCCCGTCGCGCGGGGTCTGTTTCGGCCCTCCCTGGGCCATCATCGGCGGGGCGGATCAGCCCCAGACAGGC